GGAAGACCCGTTGATCACCCTCGGCGGACTGAAGGCGATCAAGGCTGTGTCTACCGGCCGCTTGCGCGCCGAGGACGTCGACACCTTCGAGATCACCATCGGCGGCGCCCGGCTCGCCGGTGTACTTCACCCCGAGGTCACCGTCGACGACATCAAGAAGGCCGCCACCCGCGTCTACTGGGGCCGCCTCTTGAAGCCCGCCCTCCGTCGCCGGAAGAACAAGGCGATCCGCGCGGTCACGCTGCCGGTGAAGCGGGGTGCCCGCAACGTTGTCGCCTCAGCGAAAGCCGCCGCGATCGGCGCCGCCTGGGACCTCCAAGCCGGCGGCCACGAACCCGACCCCGACTACACCCCCGAACCCGTCAACCCGTGCCCCGCCTGCAACGGCCGAGGCCACCACAAGATCGAAACCCGCGTCCACAACACCGCCAAGGTCCGCTGCGTCGTGTGCTCCGGCACCGGCGAAATCGACTAGGAGACAAACCGCTATGACCGAGCCCATCGCCCCGATGAGCGAGGAGGTTGCCAAGGAAGAAGCCGAGCGCCTCATCCACGCCGCCTACCAGCCCACCTCGTACCGCGACGCCAGCCCCGTTCCCGTCATCGGCAGCGCCCCGCCCATCCCGCAGCCCGGCCGGCCGCCCATGAGTGAGAAGGCCACCGACGCCAGCGTCATGATGACCGCGGCCGGCTTCCTCAGCCTCTGCCTCGGCGGCGCCGTCTCCGCCGTCCTGCACTACTCCGGCGGAGCGAACGAGACCGTCGTCATCTGCCTGTGCGCCGCCCCGCCCGCCACCCTCCTCGCACTCGGCCGCCTGCTCCGCCGCGCCAAGGAAGTCGTCGAAGCCGCACCCGTCGAGCAGCACCACCACTACAGCGGCCCCGTCCACCAGGACCAGCGCACCACCCACAGCAGCACCCGCGGCGTGTGGGCGAAGACCAACAACCAGCAGTAGCGCCCTACGCGTCTCTTCCGTATTCCAGCTGTGGAGGAGGCGCAGGCATGACCGGGCCCCGCCGCGTTGTCAGCGGAGGCTGGTAAGACAGGACGGATATGACCCACGGCAACTACTTCACCCCGCTCACGGTTAAAGAGGAGCGTTGCGGCCTCCGCCGAAGCGTCGCCCAGTTGGTGAACCTCGTCGACACGGAGGATCCGGCGTTCCAGCGCATCGCTGATGCTCTGCAGGACATGGTCGACGCGGGTGTGGATCTGACAGAGGACGCCATCGGAATCGCCGTAAAAGTTGGACGGCAGAAGCACGCTGACGAACAGGCGAAGCGGCACAACTTGCCCAAACGTCAGTCGATCGTCTACTACATCCGTCGCGGCGAACTCATCAAGATCGGCACCACTGTGAATCCGGCGGCACGCCTCGGGGAGCTCATGCCCGATGAGATCCTGGCTTTCGAACCGGGGGACGCTGAGGTTGAGCGCCTGCGGCACAGGCAGTTCCGAGCCGCCCGTGTCGCCAGGAAGGGCGAGTACTTCTATCAGACGGAGGAACTAACCGCGCACATCGCGGTCATGCGTGAGGAACACGGCGATCCGGATCCCTCATGGCCCAGCGTCGCCACACTAGGAACCGGATACGTCCGAACCAAAGTCGCGGTTCAGCTTCCCGAGCCGACGTCTGGCGAGGTGGCGACTGCCACCGACGGCGCCAAGCTGTTGCAGATGAACAGGTCCACCGTCCAGGGATGGGTGCACCGGGGCCTCATCAAACCCGCTGGCCGCGACGAGAAGGGGCGCCCGGTCTACTACGTCGATCACATGCGCTTCATCATCCAGCGCAACCGGGCCTGGCAGAACCACAAGAGGCATCGAAAGGACGACACTCCGTCAGACGCTCCTTGACATTCTGACCAGGACCGAAGGACACTCGGATCAACCTGGCACACGTGTCGCAAGGGCCACTCCAATTCGAGTGGCCCTTAGTCGTATCCACGGGGAGGTGGACCATGCCCCCCGGCTACGTCACCGCCGCCGACGCCGCTTACTACGCCGGCGTCCCCGTCGGCACGATCTGGCGCTGGGCATCCGAAGGCCGCATCACCAAGGCGGGCCGCGGCAAGCAGGCCCGCTACCGTGTGTTCGACCTGCCCAAAGCCCGCCGCGACGAATGGACCCGCGAGCTGCTGGAGCCCGGCAAGGCGCCGCCACTCCCCGAAGGCGCCAAGGCCGCCTGAGACGCTGGCTGGGAACTACACCGATCCTGAGCAGGTGACGATGGTGTAGCCGCCGTCGCTCGTGTTCTCGATGAGGGTCTCACCGTCGACGTCGATGCGGCACGTCAAGCCGCCTGTCGGGCCGACGTTCTGGGCTGAGAAGGACACGCGAGTGCCAGCCGCGACCGTGAACTCGATTCCTTCAGTGCCGTCTTGTCTGGTCAACGGCACGGAGCGTCCGGTGGCCTGCGACATGCGTGCCCCGACGCTCCACGTCAGGTCAGCCCCCGAGGCTGAACCGGTCAGATAGATCGTGACCGACCTGGTCTCAAGACTTGCCGCCTCAGTGTCGGCGCTATCGCCGTCCTCGTCGTTGCTCCACACGGCGATGAGTGCGGCCACCAGGACAGCGATGATCAAAAGCGATCTGACCTGCTTGCCCTTGCTCGCTGGCTCTGGCGTCTCCATCCAACCCCCTCAAACGAGGAGCACACCGTACCGAGTGGAGGCCGACCATGCCCAGGCGCGGAGGCTGGCGTGTGTGCACCACACCCGGCTGCCCGGAGTTCACGCAGCACGGTCGGTGTGAGGGATGCCGGGCCAAGGCTGAGAAGCGGCGGGGCACAGCCCAGCAGCGGGGCTATGGGCGTGAGCACCGCACACGGTTCCGGCCGGCAGTTCTCGCCCGGGATCCGATCTGCGTGGTGTGCAGGCAGAAGCCGAGCGTGCACGCCGACCATCACCCCCTCAGTCGGCGGGAGCTGGTGGAGCGACGGCTTGACCCTGACGACCCCAAGTACGGGCGCGGTACGTGCGGCCCATGCCACAGCAGCGAGACCGCCAAGCATCAGCCGGGAGGATGGAACCAGTGACCAAGCAGGACAGCAAGCCCAGCATCCAGCCCGTCACCTTCTCCCCGTACCTCATCCGCCGGCACAGGCAGCAACTGAGCGACTGGGTCCAGGCCAACGGACTCGACCCCGACCACATCACTGTCCACCACCCCATCCGGGTGGAGGAGGGCAAGGGTGGGCCGGTCATCCACTACCGTGCCTACATCCTGGCGGACGACGGTGCGAAGCAGAGTGACCCGGATCAGCCCGACAGGGCGTTGACCGAAAGCCGCACCGCACCGTGCACCGTCCCGCCCCCTGACCTCAGGGTGGCAGCACAGCCCGACGCCGAGGCCGGCGAGTGACCGACCGGACAGATGATGCAGGAGGCAGCGTCCGTCCGGTCGGTGACGTACTCGACAGCCTGGGTGTCGAGGCCACGGTCAGCGAGGGCGAGCTCGTGGCCGGCGCCATCGTCCTCCTCAAGGTCATCGACACGGACGGCGACACGCGACTCAGCGTGTCTCACAGTGACGGTCTTGGTTGGATCGAGCGCTGCGGCATGCTGCGGGTCGCCGAGCAGATCGAATCGGACCCGGCCAGTCATCAGCAGGTGCCCTGACGGTGCCCGGCGAGGCTGTTCGGGCCGGGTGAGGCCCGGGTCACGGGGTGTGGATCTTCGAGGCATCCGTCTTGATCGCGACGACGACGGAAGATCATCGATCCTCGTCACTCTGAGTCATGATCACCTGGGGGGTGACCCCAATGATCATGATCAAGGGGACCGCCGGGGAGGGCGCCCGCTGTGTGTACGGGTCTGAGACGACCAAGATCACGGGTCAAGTGACCCAGCGTGACTGACTCGCCCACCGCAACGGCGGGCGCCGACGTGCCGCAACGGCACATGGAGAGTGATCACGATGGCAGGAATGGGGCCTCCCCCCAAGCCGGCCGGGGAGCGGCGCAGGCGCAACGCCACGATCGCAATGACCCGACTGCCGGCCGGAGGGCGAAAGGGCGATCCGCCACCTTGGCCGCTGCTTCCCGACATCGCCACTGTGGCACGGCGGGACATGGCGCGACGGCAGGCCGACGAACTGGAACTGGCGCTGCTGGAACCGGACCTGAAGGGCCGGGCGAGGGCCGCTGCACAGCGGAAGCTGGAGGCCGCCCAGACGTCCGCGAACATCCTCGACAAGGAGTTGGAGGCTCAGCAGCAGGCCGAAGGCGAGGTCTGGTGTGAGCTGTGGGCGACTCCTCAGGCGGTGGCGTGGGAGCGGCTGGGCTGGACCCGCGAGGTCGCCCAGTACGTGCGCTGGAAGGTGCGGGCGGAGTTCGGGGATCTGGACGCGTCGAAGGAAGCCCGTCAGTTGGGCGACCGGCTCGGGCTGACTCCTCTGGCGATGCTGCGTCTGCGCTGGGAGGTCGCCCCGGACGAGGTGGCCGAGCAGCGGCAGGAGCGGACCAGCCGGGCCAAGGCACGAACTCCGCGGCAGCGGCTGCGTGTCGTCGATCCCGAGGGCGGCTCCGGTGCCGTGGCGGGGGGCTGACCATCCCGGCGAGTTCCCGACACTCGGTTGGACGGTCGGCGAGTGGATCGAGGCGCACTGCGTCATTCCCGACGGGGATCAGGTCGGTGAGCCGTACCTGCTGACTGACGAGATGTGGCGCTTCCTGGCCTGGCACTACCGGCTGCGCGAGAACGCCACCGAGGAGGGCTGGCGCTCAGCGTGGGCCTACCGGCGTTCGCAGCTGGTGCGTCCTCAGAAGTGGGGTAAGGGCCCGTTGACGTGCGCGATGGTGTGCGCGGAAGCGGCGGGGCCGGTCCGGTTCGCCGGGTGGGATGCGGACGGTGAACCGGTCGGCCGCCCGTGGGAGACGCCGTGGATTCAGATCGCGGCTACCTCTGAGGATCAGACGGACAACGTGTACCGCGCCTTGGTGCCGATGATCGACGAGGGTCCGCTCGCGGACGTCATCCCGGACACGGGCGAGACCCGGATCAACGTGCCGGGCGGAGGCCGTATCGAACCGGTCACCAGCTCGGGACGGGCCCGCCTGGGGCAGCGGATCACGTTCGCGGTGCAGGATGAGACGCACTCGTGGCTGGAGGCGAACGGCGGTTGGAAGCTCGCCGAAACTCAGCGGCGGAACCTGTCCGGCACGGGCGGCCGGGCGGTGGAGACGACGAACGCGTGGGATCCGTCGGAGCAGTCGGTGGCCCAGCGGACCGCGGAGGCGTCCGTCAAGGACGTGTACCGCGACCATCGGGTCCCGCCGCCGGCGTCGCTGGCGAACAAGCGGGAGCGGCACAAGGGGCTCAAGCTCGCCTACGGCGACTCCTGCGTGTCCGCAGGCGGCTGGGTTGACCTCAATCGCATTGACGGCGAGCTCGTCGAGATTGCGGAGAAGGATCCGGCGCAGGCCGAGCGCTTCTACCTGAACCGGATCGTCGCCGGCACGGGCGCCTACATCGACGGTGACCGCTGGGATCTGCGATGCGAGCCGCGTGAGGTGGAGCCGGGAACCGCGGTGACGCTGGGCTTTGACGGCTCGGACATTGACGACTGGACGGGCATTCGCCTGGAGACGCTCGACGGCTACCAGTTCACGCCCGCCTACGGGCCAGACCGGCTGCCTACCGTGTGGAACCCGGCCGACTGGGGTGGGCAGGTTCCTCGGCTGGAGGTCATGGCGGCTTTCGACGAGGTGTTCGCGACGTACCGAGTCGTGCGCGCCTATCTGGACCCCCCGTACTGGGAGTCCGAGACGGATGCGCTCGCAGATCGGCACGGGGAGAAGGTCGTGGTCCGCTGGTACACGAACCGGATCTCGCAGATTCATGCGGCGGCCGAGCGGCTGGCTACAGACGTCATGAAGGCGGACAGCGCGTTCCGGCATGACGGCTGCCAGTGGACGGGGCAGCACATCCGGAACGCCCGGAAGGCGGCTCGGCCGGCGGGCCGCTACTTGCTGAAGAAGGCGTCCGAGGCGCAGAAGATCGACCTTGGCATGTGCGCGATCCTCGCCCACGAAGCAGCAGGAGACGCTGTTGCCGCCGGCTTGGCCAGGACGAAACGCCGTCGGGTTGCCGGATTCTGACCGAGAGGGGGGCCGGATGCCTCAGCCTGCTGTCCAGTCCCCGGAGTGGTGGCGTGACCGCCTGTACAAGGCGCTGTGTAAGCGGTCGAAGGACACCGAGGTCTACGACGACTACTACGAGTGTGAGCACCCTCTGCCGTTCCTGCACGAGAAGGCCCGGGATCCTTTCCGGCGGCTGCTGAAGATGTCCCGGGCCAACTACATGGAGCTCGTGGTCGACGCGCTCGTTGGTCGTCTCGAGGTAGCCGGCTTCCAGTCTGACGTCACGGGCGAGTCGGACGAGCAGGCGTGGGGGCTGTGGCAGGACAACAACCTTGACGGCGGTTCGGCGCTGGCATTTCTGGAGGCGGCGATCCGCGGCGAGGCGTACATGCTGGTGTCGCCGCCGGAGGGCCGCCGGACCGGGGTGCGGATTACGCCGGAGCATCCGACGCAGGTCCTCGTTGAGGAGGTGCCGGGCGAGCCGGGCGAGTTGGCGGCAGCGTTGAAGCTGTGGCTGGACGACTGGACGGCCAAGCTGTGCGCGACCTTGTATCTGCCCGACCGGATCTACAAGTTCGAGGCGCCGGAGCCGAAGCACGGGGAGAACCCGCGGTGGGTGCGGCGCGAAGTCCGCGGCGAGGAGTGGGGCGGGCTGAACCTCCTGGGTGTGGTGCCGTTCGGGCAGTTGGCGAACCGGCCGCGCATGCTGAAGCCGGGGGCGTCGGAGCTGCGGTCGGTGACCGGGATCCAGGACCGGATCAACAAGACGATCGCGGACCGGATGATGACCCAGGAGTACGCGGCGTTCCCGCAGAAGTGGGTCACCGGCATGGAGATCCCCGTCGACGAGAACGGTCAGCCGGTGCAGCCGTTCGACGTGGCCGTGAACCGGATCTTGATGGCGGAGGATGCGGGCGCGCGCTTCGGGCAGTTCGCCGCCGCGGACCTGTCGGGCTACCTGAAGGGGAAGGAAGCCGACGTCCACGACATCGCGGCGATCACGTCGACTCCGCCGCACTACCTGCTCGGATCGATGATCAACCTGTCGGCTGAGGCCCTGAAAGCCGCCGAGGCGGGCCTGATCCACAAGATCTACCAGCGACGCCGGTTCCTCGAGGAGGGCCTGGAGCGCACGATGCGGCTGGCGGGCTTCGCGTCGTCACAGGCCCGCATCGTGTGGAAGTCCCCGGAGTGGCGGACCGAGGGCGAACTCGTCGACGCTCTGGTGAAGATGTCTGGCCTGGGCGTGCCGCGCGAGGTGCTGTGGGAGCGCTGGGGTGCGACGCCACAGGAGATCGAGCGCTGGCGCCGTCTGAGCGAGGAAGCGCTGACCCGCGCGCTGGACGGCGACCTGGCGGCGGAGTACGGGCCCAAGCCGCCCGCCGTCCAGCCTGAGCCCGCACCGGAGACGGTGGCGTGACCGCGGTTCGGGAGGCCGTGGATGTGGCGGTCTCCTTCTACGCAGCGCAGGCGAGGCTGGGACGGAAGACAGCGAATCGGGTGCAGCGGCTGTGGCGGACGCTGGACCGCGGCAACCTGACGGACTCATGGACCACGCTGGTGGGCCCGGCGGTGGTGGAGGCGGTGACGGCCGGGCAACTGGCCGCCGCCGCCCAAGCCGACCCGTACCTGGACGCCATCGAGGCCGCCGACGGCGTTGAGCCGGAGCCTGACGGCCAGGTGCGGGCGGCTGCCTTCGCCGGGATCGCCTCGGACGGCCGCCCGCTGGACACGCTGCTGCACTTGCCGATCATCACGACCAAGCAGGCCATCGGCGCCGGCGCGGCGGACGTGGACGCGATGATGCGGGGCCTGAACCAGCTGCTGCGCATGTCCGCAACTCAGGTCGCTGACGCGGGGCGGACAGCCGTGGGCGCAGGGATCGCGGGGCGGCGCACGATCCAGGGCTACATCCGGGTCGCAGCGGCCCCGTGCTGCGCACGCTGCGCCATCCTGGCCGGGAAGGAGTTCGGCTGGAACCGCGGCTTCCAGCGGCACCCGCAGTGCGACTGCATCCATATGCCAGCCACGCTCATTGCGCGGGGGCGCGGCGGCCGGGGCCGGATGCTGCCGGACCGCCCGGGGATGGTGACGAACCCGTCGGACTACTTCGCTTCGCTGTCGCGGCGTGAGCAGGAGCGCATCTTTACCGTCGCCGGTGCGCGGGCGATCCGCGACGGCGCTGACATCACATCGGTCGTGAACGCGCGCCGCGGCATGTACACCGCGTCCGCTTACGGACGCCAGCTGAGAGCCACCCGCGAGGGCACGACCACCCGCGGCGCCTTCTACCGGACGGAACGGGCCCGCGCTATCGCCGCCGGACAGGTGCCCGCGAACGTCGGCCGCGGCTTCCGGCTGCGCACTCCTCGACTGATGCCCGAGGAGATCTACCGGCTCGCAGGGAGCCGTGACGAGGCGATCGCCATGCTGCGGCGCTTCGGCTATCTGACCTGACCGCGCGCAACGCGCGGCCTGATCCCGCAATGGGAGTACCGCATGTCCGAAACCGCACCCGAATCGACCGTGCCAGCCGTTGGCGGCTCGCCTGAAAGCCCGGCCGAACCGACTGGTGCACCCGAGAGCGGTGACGCCCCGCTCGGCCCGGCCGGCGAGAAGGCGCTCGACGAGTGGAAGCGGCGCGCCAAGGACGCAGAGAAGGCCAGCCGCGTGCAGGCCGCCCGTCTCAAGGAGATCGAGGACCGGGACAAGTCGGAACTGCAGAAGGCCTCTGAGCGAGCCGAGGCAGCCGAGAAGCGGGTCGCCGCAATGGCGGACCGTGCTGTTCGTGCCGAGGTCCGGGCGCTGGCTGCCGCAACGTTCGCTGACCCGTCCGACGCTGCCGCGTTCCTGAACCCGGCCGACTTCGTCGACGGCGATGGCGACGTCGACACCAAGGCCGTCGAGAAGGCGCTCGCCGACCTGCTGAAGCGCAAGCCGCATCTTGGGAAGGAAGCGGCGCCTCCGTCCTTCGACGGTGGCGCGCGCACTACGGCTGCGGCCCCTGCCGACATGAACGCCCTGATCCGCCAGAAGGCCGGACTTGGCTGACCCACAACCGGCACGGCAAGGTCCGGCCGGCACAACCTGAGGAGGAGGCCGGACCATGGCCTACAACAACCTGACCTCGCGGACGGACGCTGCGGCGCTCATCCCGGAAGAGGTCTCCAACGAGATGCTCGGCAAGGCCCTGGAGCAGTCTGCGGTGCTGTCGCTGTTCCGGCGGGTGCCGGTGGGCCGTGCGCAGGTCCGGTTCCCGGTGCTGTCGGCGCTGCCGACGGCGTACTTCGTCACGGGCGACACCGGTCTGAAGCAGACGACCGAGGTCAACTGGACGAACAAGTACCTCAACATCGAAGAGATCGCCACGATCATGCCGGTGCCGGACAGTGTTCTGGCGGACGTGGACGCCAACGTGTGGGACGAGGCGATGCCGCTGCTCACCGAGGCGTTCGGCCGGACGCTGGACGCCGCGGCGTTCTTCGGCACCAACGCCCCCAGCTCGTGGCCGACGAACATCGCTGCGGCGGCCACGGCCGCCGGGAACAACGTGACCGCGAACTCGGCGGCCACCGCGGGCGCGTTCTACGGCGACGTCGACAACGCCTACGAGAAGGTGGAGGCCGATGGCTACGAGGTGAACGGCTTCGTCGGTGCCACCTCGGTGAAGTCTCGGCTCCGCAAGTCCCGGGACAGC